GCCCAATCATAAGAATATATTTCAACAGGTCGCGTTACGAATTTCTTTAAATCAGAATTCTTTGATTGGATGACATTGTCAGTTGATAATGTTTGAGGTAAATCAATAGCTTCACCTGCTACATTATCATCAAATGTCACAATTCTTGCGGCTTCCTCAGAAACTCCATCGTTGGATGAATTTTGTATCAATCCAGACTGAAGAGTCAAAGGCTCAGCCATCGGCGGCAAATCCAATACCGTCGATTCGGGTGGTGTGACTAATTTAGTTCCGTCACTAGGAACAAAATTTGCATTTAATCGTTGGGCAAGTCAAATAAACACCTAAAAATCGACTCAAATTATAAAGGCGTTGTCACTAATCTTTTAGGCTTCACCTAAGTAAAAACTCGATCTCAACCTTATTGTAAATACAATATTCGGGACACGCCCAGGTGAATTTTACCATTAATCCATCCTCATATTACACATGTGATTTGTAACTGTAAATTGTAATATGCAGTAACTATTAATGGTAGAAGCATTTTGGTTTATAAGGACTTTGCTACACAAGCCCATTGATAAAGTTATGTGTCTATTGGAATATTTAAAATACGAGTTGTATTTTCCATATACTGTTTAACAAGTTCCTCATAAAGAGGTAATGTACTATCAGGTATATCTTTCATCCCTAAATGTTTAAACAGTTCAATAAACAAGTTACGCTTGTGATCATAAACCTCTTTACCATAAAAGAAATATTCTCTTATTGCTGAGGATACTACACTCAAACATTGTAATGGGGGTGATAAAGTGTCTGAAGCTGTCCACGTCAAAAGCATTTTTTCTATCGAATCATGATCCAATGGTGCCACGTGGTAACCTAATTCTTTATCTAAAACCCAGCGTCTCTTTAGGAAAGAGGCATCGGATATATGGATGTAAGGAACACTCTTAGACTCTTTGTCTGCCATAGTATATTCTATACCCATAATTGAAAATTCTTCAGATATAGCAGTGTGGTTAAACCACGGTATATCTTTATGAACTCCCATAATATTGTCATCTCCATAAGATAATAATGATACTTTATCTGTAAATTCATGTAAAACCTGATCAATAGATAATGTTGTACCACAATTTTTATACCAGAGACAAACAAAAACATAACGCATATACAAACTATTGACAATAGAATTAATAATTACAGTTAATGAGTGACCTGAGGGATTTGATCCAAAAAATTGAACCAAATCACCATTAAAATCCATAAGAGGGAAAGCTGTGTCAGTTCCAATGGCTGTAATAGCCAATAAATCAGCACAATCATAATTTCCGGAGTGTTCACAGATCCCTCTAATGATAGAAAAAGCTTGCTCAATAAAGACTGGTGACATCTTTTTATCAAATTTCTTAAAATCTCCAGCAACTATTCTATCCTCACCATGTTTACAGATATAATTATAAAGGGATGTCCATTCCCCTGATTGCGCAACAGTGCCTATAGCACACTCAAATTCAAATTTCTTATTTTGCATCAATCTAACGAAACTCAGTAAATATTTCCTAACTACTATGATCCAGTCTACAGGAGCTGAACCAAATACGCGTACTTTTCCTATTTTAGCTTTCTCAAATGTGATAGGTTCATCTTTGAGAGATGCAACAAATATGGGTTTGTAACGTAATCCTGATTTGTAACGCTCCTCAATAAAATCTATTCTATCCTGTAGAACATCATTCACACCGACAGGATCGTCTAAGCCATGTTGTGGTGGCAAATCTATAAGGAAATGTCTCTTTTGTTTGTAAAATGGGTACCCCGCTGAAGTATTACGATTTATTTTATCTACATAAGAAATACCTTGAGCTCCATTAATTGCAGTAAACTTATCATATTTGTGAACTATATAAGATATTTCTTTTTGCGAGATCTGAGCCTTTATATGATTTAGAAATCCCTGAGCACACGCATCCACAAGTATCTTATCAAAAGATACGATGGGATTAACTAAATCTAAAGCTGCTAACCTCCAAGGCTGCCAACCATTCAATATAGGTTTCGTATACTTGACAATATATCCTTTCTTAACAAGAAAGGGTTTCATCAAACTATCACAAACCTTGGATTTATGTTTGGTTTTAAACCCAGATAAAGAACCGTAAACATCTGCAGTACCATGTTCAATGTAATTGAACACACTTTTTGAATGTAAATTAAGTAACTTAGTATGATCCTCACTTAATAAGGGGAAAGCATCTGAAGCGGAAGGATAAGTATAATTTTTCAATATTTCATCAATCTGTTCTTTGAACACACAAGTGCCTAATATATCTCGGGAAGAATTTCCTGCTCTATGTAAAGATACTATCATGTGTCCTTTAGGAGTGTGAGCCACAAGTGGTGAGCCACACTCACCACCTTCCGTGGGGATCTCACTTTTCCCATATGTGATAAGATGATCATACGCTGCTTGTCCTATATTATCCTTACTCCGCTTAATGGATACATTATATGCTTTGTTTTTCTGTAAAGTTCCATCTAGTTTACGTGTTATTAATATACCGTTAAAGTACAATTGAGCCTTACAAGATGGGAAATATCCTGTTATGTCTCGTTTCGGTACAATATTGGGTATCTGTAACACTGCTAGATCACAATTTAGCATTTTTAGGACATCCGTTAAATTAATCATAACAGAAATCAAGTCTGAAACACCTTCAGAATTTCTTGAACGTAAGGATATTTCTACCCTTGTAATACTTGGATCTAAGTGGGAAAACCAATGAGCATTCACTAAGTAAATATTACTTTTTATGCACAAAATATTAGTGTAGCGTACACCTTTGCACTTATCAGATTTTATACCAGCAATAAATATATTATTTCCAATCATATCCTCAAATTCTTCATTTGTTTGATTTTTTGAGGACAATATCGGTGGTGTTAAATCCAAATTTGCCAACCGAAAATCTGAAGCAACCCACGGGTTATGGCGTTCGGTTTTCAAAGGTTCTGGAGGAACTTCGTCTGACTTTTGCTCTTTGAACGATTTCACATTAATATATGAAGCCATTCTGAAAAGGGCGTAGAAAGAAGTAATAGTCCCTAATAGTACGCAAAAGAATTTTTGGTATCCAATGGTATATTTAATCTTATTAGCACAACCTTTATAAAATTCTTTATTTAATGCATTATAAATAATGATGTTACCAGTATACAGTAACAGATCGTTGGTTAACTGACGCAAAAACATATAAAACAATACTGTCGTAAATGTACTGGTGAATACTAAACTATAATAAATGATACAAACAACAACTCTACAACAAAATTTTTTAAATTCCCTATAATATAGGAAACCACCAGATTGTTCTTCCAATGTAGAACAACTACAAAATTTCTTTTGAGCATAACACACTTTGCACACTTCTACATTATGCAGTGATTTAAAAGCATTAGTCATCTTTTTCTCATTTTTAAAATGGTTTAACGATTCCTTAGACATCCAAGATAAAAATTCATTAATATCTGATGTTTCTAATATAATTTCCTTTTCGGCCAATTCATGCAGCTTCTCGGGTATTTTTACTTTTGAAATAGTCAATATCCAATAGTTAGGATATTCATCATCTGCCGCATCGGCCTTAGCAGCATCTAACATTTTAGTACCTGGAATACGATATTCTTCCTTAACCTTAACATCAACAACAAATGGATATCTCCTCTGTAATGCGCTTGGACAAGAGAAAAAGTGAAAAGCATTCAGATGTTCAACATTAGTAGAACCTAACATTAATTTTCCTCTAAATGGCATTTTACCCTTATCCTCTATAGATGCTTGGTCAGGAGTAAATTGAACCGTATTCCGCAATTGAATTGATTCTGCTGTTGTGGGATCACCATTGGGCAATTTCTCTGGTTTCATAAAGGCAATATCATCTTGAACCCAACACCACTTATCCGATGTGAAGCCATCGGCAAAATTCGCTGCTGGATTCCTCGTATACATATACGAATCATCTGTTGGCAAATCGTGTATTATGCCAAAATGTCTAA